AGGATGCAATTAGACACTTAGCCCCAGAATGGCAACGCAATGCAATACTTCTTTTTACTGGCTATGATGAACACGGTAATATTCAATACCTAGACCTTTCGCACTTAGACCCCTACACGATCATTAAAAAACCATTCATTGCACTTTTTAATGATAACAATGAAGGCGCGCTTGAGAGGGTTGGAGATGCACTAAAAGAAATATACTCTCCTTTCCTCGGTGCAGAGATGGGGTTCAAGGGTCTGGTCGATATTGCAGTTCATAAAAAGGACTCAGGCGCACCTGTGTACGGTGAGCATGATGCCTCAATTGCTTCAAGGACAGCAGACTCAGCAGAGCATATATTCAACACCCTAGCCCCTAGTGTTACCCATAACGCAGAGAAGTTAGTTAAGGCGGGTCTGTTTGAGTTTATAACGGATTGGGGAATAGAGAAGAAATCAAAGAGTTCTAAAAAGCTGGTTCTCTGGGATGAATTTAGGGCGTTAGGCGGGTTCAGGTTTAGTACCTTAGATGCCGCTAGGTCTCTGACCTACCAAGCGTTTGACTACCAACGAGCAAGTAGCGATGCTAGTCATGGTGTCTACAGCGTGATGGGGAATCCTAATATTGGTCAATATGAGAATGTCGAGTCAGCAGTCCTCTATGCACAGAGACAGTTAGACTCTCAATGGAAGATTATGGAATCGCATTTAAGAGCGGCTAAAATTACAGGTCTTACTAGACAGGAAATTATCAAGTCGCTACGAGCAGGGGGTATGCCTAAATATAAAGTAGCAGACCTGTTGCGCGGAAGAACACCAGCGTTCAGAGTTAACAAGTCCTCTCTTAAATCTTCTCTAGGGAGAGCAACTAGGGATACTGAGGGAGAGGAGAAGAAAGAATCTAGGGCTGAGTGGTTCAAGCGTAAGAAGGAATTGCTCAGAACCACCAGAGAATTGAGGGCTGAGAAGAAACTCGGTAAATTCCCAGTTAAAGAGACAGTACACTAAGAGTAAATTTAAGATTTAAGATTTTTAAGTTCCATTTAAGGTTGGGCTTAACCTTAAAATTGGGGGGGAAGGGGGAAAGGGGGAGTGTTTCTAACGCTCCTGTACTCAAATGAATATTATTTAATGTTTTTTCCTTAAAATAAATTGTTTTGGATTCAGTCGGAGATAAAACACCCCTCTTTTCCCCCTTTCCCCCCCGAAGAAAATGTATAATAGGAACTGTGGGTAACGTGGGGTCTCACCCCAACCTATCTCCGTAGGTGTTGGCGTTACCCACACTCTAAAATTCCTAGTGCCTTATTTGTAATACCCACTCACCTTCAGCGTTAGCTTTACTCAGTGACAACTTTGTACGTCTTACCCCTGCGGCAAGTATGGAAATAATATCCTCGTACATATCCATCCTACCCCACAGATAAGACCGCTTAGATGTCGTCTGGTAATTAGCCGCAGTAGCATATTTAATACGCCTTAATCTAATACTCCCTCTGTTACAAGGTACGTTAACCGCGTAGCTTACAACGTCTGTACCTGTGGCTATAAACTCCCACCCGTACATACAGTCTAAGTTGCCCCCCGACCTAGTAACCTTGCGCGAATCCCTATTTATAGATTGAAGTAACAACGCAATCTCACGTTTCTTGCCTTTCTCTTCGGGCGTGTCTGGGGGTAGACCAGACTTACCTATGATTCCTTTGCCGCTATTTCTTACGGGTAAGATTTCCGTAGTCTGTGTACAGTTCTTCATAGCGTCCTATTGCCTCGGTTAAGTAAAAAGATGCCTTCTTTAAGTCTTCCAAAGGGTCTCCCTTGAACGCAAATCTCCAGATATATTTTATTGTGTTACCCAGACACCACCCCATATACGAATCTTTACATCCTTTTAAAGCCGCCTTTATCCCGTCCTTACACTCAATCTCACTCTCTGTGTAATGGGGAGGAGCGTTCACAAGGTCTACCTTATTTCCCACTTCTATCTCCTAAAATTAATCTAAAAATTGCATCTATAACCCCAACGAAAATGAGTATGGGCATAACGAAAAGCGCGTATAGATAGGTCACCTAATCCCCCAATAAAAAGTTTTTCCTTACCCCTTTGAGCAAAGCATCTTGTAAGTTTTGCTTATTGATTAACGCCCTGCTAACCTTCTCATCAATGGTGTTACGCCCAACAATATAATGCGCGGTAACTCTACTGTCGTTACCCTGTCTGTGTAGTCTCCCTATAGCCTGTGTGTAGAGTTCATTACTCCACGGCAAGGAAAAGAACACCATCCTACTGCACCCGCCCATCTGAAGATTAAGCCCGTGACTCATTGACTTGCTATTGCCACAGAGCAACCTGACTTTGTTATCGTTAAACCGATCTATAACGCCTACGTCTTTTATATGCTCCGCGAATGGGAATCTCTTTTTAATCCGATCCCAATCTGACTTGTACTCATAGAATAGAAGTAAGGGCTTAGTGTCTTCCAACAACTCACCCAACCCGTCTAACTTAGCAGTATGAACTTCGTGACTATCCCCATCTTCATCGTATAGAAAGCCATTAGTAAACTGCCGCAGTTTCCCAGACAATACGGCTGAGTTTACCGCAACAATCGGGGCGTTCCTTAACTCCAAGAAAAACTCCCTCTCTAATGCTAGGTAGTCACTATAGCAATCGCCCAGATCAACCCGTATTTTATTGTGGGATAGCGCGGGTAAGTTAAGGTGTTCCTCTGCTGAAAGTCTTAAAGTTCTATCAGATATTTTATTAACTATCTTATCTAACGCCCCCTCTCTCAACTCCCAATAAAACTTGTTGTAGTCTGTGGGGTAAAAGTAAGATCGCTGAAAGTAGGTAAAATATTTTCCCAACCTCTCACCCTTGTCTAACATGAAATACTGAGACCACAATGACTCTATAGAATCGGCAGAAGGTGTTGCTGACATCAGGTACACACGGTCAAACTTATTACGCATTTTCCTTAAAGTTTTAAACCTCTTGGATGTTCTTGACTTAACCATAGACGCTTCATCTAAGACTAAGGTATCGAATGGTAGGGCATCCCCATAAGTTTCATTTAGCCAAGACAGCAGGTCATAAGACAGAACAGAAACTTGCGGCTCAGTCTCTAGTATTTCCAACCTCTGTTTAGGCGTACCTAGTACAGGGACTACATCTAAATCAGCTAGGTGACTCCATGCCTGAGACTCTTGCCGCCACACAAACTTACCGACTCTGGTAGGAGCAAGTACAAGAATACGTTTAGAAACCCCAGAACTCAAGAGCATACTTAGAATAGTCTGCATCATCACGGTCTTGCCTAGCCCACAGTCTGCGGCTAGATAACAACCTAAGTCAGCATTGTCCATCCCGAATTGTATACCTCGGTTCTGGTAGTCTTTTAAAAGATCAGGACTCAGCATCGTCCAAATCCAAATTTACGTCTGGTTGGTATACTTTACCTACATACTTTTCATCTGATACAAGATTCCTAACTTTAGCGTCTAGAGTCTCAACCGTGTCGGATAACTCCCACAACGTACTCAAGGAAACATCCCCAAGACACTCACTTGCCTCCCTAGTGAACCCCGTCAGCTTATTTATGTTAGCCACCACAAAAATTATTAATCCTTCTCTGTCATCTTCGTGGTCTTCCTCTGTTTTAGGTACTTTCTTTCTTTCATAACTCATCTTGCACCCCATCTCTAGTTTTAACTTTAACTAACTCACCCTCTTCATTAACTACGAGAAGATTTGTAGCGTACATAACGGACTGCTTTGCCCCTGTGTTGCCGCGCCTGTACCCATCTCGGTACATTAAGTCTTTCATAATTAATTCGTGGTATCTTTGTGTGATGCTCCCGTAACAATACTGCGGGAGTTGTTGCCTTACTTCATCTGATATACACCCTCTATAACCCGCTGTCTTAATAACCTCTAAGACTTGGTTTCTTATAGTAGATGTCTGTGCTTTAACTAATGGTGGTTTCATTTGAAATTCCCCAACAAAGCGTCAACCTTTGCTTTTGAGTCTATAACTAAAACCTCCGCACCCAATGCCCGCAGTTCTTCGTGACTATAGTGCTGAAGTTTTGTCGGCTTTTTGCCTTGTGCTTTCAACTCCACAGCAAGCAAAATGCCGTGGGGGAGAAAGACAAGTCTATCAGGTACTCCTCGGTGGGAAGGGCTAGACCACTTATATGCCTTCCCACCAAGTTTCCTGACCTGAGTGACGAGATATTCCTCAATATCTCTTTCCCGCATTAGACTACGGTTGGGTCTGCCAGTTTAGCTGTAGTCGCCTTTGCTTTCTTTTGGGCATCGTCTATATCTTTAGCCCAAGAATGTATAGGGAATTTAGGCGCGGCTGATCCTCTGGGATTGAATGAATTTGGCATCATCCAATGTTCCATATTGACAACTGGGTTGTGTAGGTTGCCCCTACGGACTTCTTTAACCCATGACTTAGTTAACTCACCTATGCCTCGATTACCGCCAACAGTAGTAGTGGCAAACTGAAACTGCTCACCCGTTTCCAAGTGATAGAAGATAATCTTCAACTGCTCAGACCAACCCTCACCCTTATCAGAGTTGTAGGGAGAGTGGTCAGGGAGTTCCTTCTCTAACGGGAAACTCGCGTTGCCATTTTCAACGTCAATGTACGTTGCCATCTGCTCATCAACTGGCTTTCTACCCTTCCAACAGATAAAGCCTTTAGCTAGGCTCGACATATCTGCCATGAAGAGTTCATCATCCATAATCATGTCCTCGTCTTTTCCAAACGTGAAATCACCACCTTTGAATTTGACGTAATTCATATTGCTGTTCGATTTTTCAAAAGAATCAAACACACTCATACCGCTATTTTTAATTGCTAGTTCCATTTTATTTCCTCTTAGTTCTTAATATTTGAGATGGTTTTCCAATGGTGTAATAATCAGAAAGATCAATACCATCACCCTCGATAGCTTCAAAATCTAACTTCTTACGCCCTGCCATAGTTGAGTACGACACAGAAAAAGCATCTGTATTTACTTTCTTTATACCCTCATTTCTGAGATAAGTTCTTATATCCTCACTCTTCTCCTCTAGTTTCTTTTTAAAATTCTTATGCTCAATATCTATCTCATCTTTCTCACTAATCAGTTTGAATAAAGTCTCTTCTTGTTCCTCGGATATGTCCTCGCCTTTGGGCATGAACTTTAAAATAGACTCCCCACATCGTTCTGTATAAGCGCAGTAATCGCACTCACCCAGATATTTACCTTCAGCAGATAGCGTGTCTGGGTCTTCATTAAAAACCCGTTTAGCCCTCTCTTTAGCTGTATTAAATATTGCGCTATCACGCTGTAAGTCAAAAATCTTTATGTCTGAATAGTCACTAGCGTTCACATATATAAGGAGTGCAGAGTTAACTGGCTTATCGCCATTCGACTCCCTTAAATGTGACATAAGACCTAGCTGTACCTGAACTTGCAAAATATGCGCGTCCTTTGGTAACTCGCCTTTGTAGCGTGGGTCTATTGATTTGATCTCAACTACCTGAATTGCCCCATTTGGGGAGTGCAAAATGCCATCAGGAGTACACGAAAGTTCATCAAGGCTCAAAGTAACTTGCCCTGTACCCCACGAATTAAATATATATTTTGGGGGTAGTGACTCGTTAATCGCGCTTGCCATCCAAGGCTCAATATTATTGCCACGTTCAGCAAATCCCCAACTCGGAACAAAATCCACATCCTCTGGGAGACCTTGCTTTAGATAGGCTACCTTGCGAGGACATGAGAAAACCTCACTAGCCCCGCAAGTTGTTGAGCGGTCATAGACCTCACCATCTTTAGAATAGAAGGTGGTTTTTCGGGTTCCCACGGTCTCCGTGATTAGGGTAAGCAGTTCATGACTTAGCATACAACACCCCGTTGCCTATCATGGTGAATAACCCTACCAACGCTATATAGACTGCCACTATGACTAGCGACTCAAGAATATCTTTCAATTTTATTTCTCCGTTTTATTGTCTTTTGAGCATTATAGCATTAGCTAGAGGTCAAAGCAAATATAATCGAATAGCAATTGCTGTTGACACCAAGAGTTAACTATGATATGATGGGCTGTACCTTGGAAAAAGAAACAGAGATTGATTGGACAGGGTACATGATCTTTAACAATACGGAGAGGTTGAAATGAAAAATTATAAAAACCAACGAATAGTTGGGGAAAACGGGCAAGCGTGGACAGTTGATTTAAAAGTTTCTGACGGTGGTTCACCCGATGAACACACCATTCTTATTACTGGTATACACGGGAGTGTTAGTGCGAGTGATTTGAGTTTCTTGAAAGACGCGGTATTAAATCAGTACAGTTTTTTCGCAGAACCCACCATAAAAATTGATGGGGGTGAGGCATGAAAAACGGAGATTACCGATACCATGTAGTGTCTAGTAATAATCACTGAAGAAAGTAAAACCTAACACTGCGGCTAGGGGATGACCTTAGTCGCAGACCTTTTAAAACATAACAGGAAATATAAATGACAAAAGAAGAAAAAAGATTAGCAAACGCAAAGTGGTTGTCTAGTCGTAAAGTAATATTCGTGTCTAATGAAGTGGGTGAGTTGTTAGCTAAAGATGCCGATGAAGACGGCAGAACGCCTAGTAAGCAAGCCGAGTGGATTCTTCGTGGATACTATGAGCATTTTCTAGACGGGGATCAGGGTCAAGAACACACTAAGACGAGTCACTAGCGCAAAAAGTTGCGGGTAAGCTTGCGGCTAACCCTATTTTTGCATCGCAAGCTTAGCCGCAAGTTTATAACAACAATAATACGGAGAAGACATGACCAATTTTGTAGCTGAATGTCTGGACAGCAAGTGGGATACAAAGTCTGGTATACACCCCAATGTTGCCGAGGCTATGAAGAGCATAGGTAAGAAACCTAAGAAAGCTATCTACGACAAGATTAGGCAAAAAGAGGTAGACCTAAAATTAATGTTGAGGGGGGCAGTACACTTCTCTGTTGATGACCTTAGTAAAGCCGCGCCATTTAAAAACTTAAATCCTGATTCCTTACTAAAACTTCCGTTCCCCGTGATAAGTGTGAGTTACCATTCGGGTGGTTCAAAAGCCATATTGGTGTGTAAAAGTGGGGGAGAATTTGAGGGAAAGGACTGGTGGTACATTGAATCAATCAGAAAATATGCAGGGGAATATAGGTGGCAATGCCCGACATCTAAAATGTTCGCAGAACCTTTCATAGACGAGGACGGCAAATTGTCTTGTAGGGGGGTAACTCAATACCCGTCTGAAATACTGAATTTAATGGGAAACTCATTTACAACTGATGAAATTGATAGGCTACAAGATCAATCAGGAATAGTATTCTCGACAGACGTTGCCGCTGTAAATATCCTACTGGATGCCCTTACCAGCGAAGAGTATGAAACTAAAATACACACCCCAGACTATTCACAAGCACCAAAGTTAAGGGGTAATGCACAACGGAAAAGACCGCTCCCAATGGTCGAGTACAGGGAGTTGGTAATAAAGGGTAAGGCAGAGCATAGCGTGGTAAACTCGTTTGACTGCTTGCCTTGCAGACCTAGACGCGAACACGGGAGGAGAGGGCATGAAAGACACTTAAAATCTGGTAAGGTGGTATGGGTACGCGACTGCAAAGTTGGTAGTAGTCGGTTAGGTAA